GTCGTCGTCGTTTTCCATTGTCGTGTTGTGTGTGTTTTTGTTGCTGATTGTGACCGCGTATTTTCGCACGCCCACGGTCGGGCTCGTTGGCCTTGGTGTTCGGGTGGCTCCGAAATTATTTGGTGAGCCTCGCGACCTTGTCGCCGTAGGCCACGGTCGCCTGCTTAGTCGCCCCGCGCGGCCCACCATTGTGAATCCGCGCCAGCGTGACCACGTCCCCCGCCGCCCACGCTGCGGGCGCGTAGCGCTGAAGGTAGGCGGTCACGACGCGCTTGCTGTAATCGAGGTCAGCGCAGCGCGCGTAATCGCCGCCGATGCGTGCGTCGGAGTGATAGGCTTTGTGAATCTGGAGCGGACCGAGCGCCTTGCCGCCGTCGCCGAGAATCGGCCCCGTGCGGCCCGACGTCTCGACGATGTGCAGAGCGCGGAAAAAGCTGGGTGGTGGCGCGGCGTGCGCCGTGACCGCGAGCGCGAGGAGGAGGAGCGTGGATTTCATTTCGTGAGTTTCGCTGCGTTACGTTTTGCGGTGGCAACCTGGCGGGGCGTGCAGCCCGCGCCGATTGACTCGGCGAGAGCGATTGCGCGGTCGGCGCGAGCTTGGTCGGGCGCGGTGAGCGCGAGGACCAGAGCGCGGGTGAGTGCCGTCGTGGGGCTCACAGTTTAATCCCTTCGGTTTCGAGCAGTTCCGCGAACGCCGCGTGGTCGGACTCTTCCCAGATTGGGTCGCCGTTGGTGTTCGCTACCCGCACGTCGCCGAGCTGATACACTGTCACGCGGGCGTCGCCGTTTTTTCCGTTGTCGCCGAGATGGGTCACGGTGTTGATTCCCTCGATCTTGCCTTGGCGGGAAATCCCGCGTGAGTTGATTCGCCTGATGTCCATGATTTCGTTTTGCATGTTGTGTTGCGAGCCTCGGGGTTATTTCCCTCCGGTCTGGCACCGGAAAACCCCGCGCCTCCGAAGAGGTAGCGGGGTTGTTTGCGGGGGTGGTTTCGATTAGGTCGTTAGCGCCTTGGCCTCGACCTCGTTGATGAGTTGGAAGATGTGGCCAGCGGACTTGAGTTTGGCGATGAGGCGAAGGCTCGACTCATACATGAAAGGAACTTTCGGGCTGTCATTCAGAGCGACTGACTCTAGGCGTTTGCTCGTGTCGTTCCAGCGGCAAGGAACGATAACCTCTGAGCCGTTGGTGTCGCGGGTGAGAATCCGCAGCGTCTTGTTGAAGGTCAGGCCGGTGGCGGATTTGATAGCGATGTAGCGGTCTGAGGTGAGGATTGAAGCGTTCATTTTGTGTTTTTGGTTGAGTTGGTCGTTGGGTTAATTCCCTCCGACGTGCACACTCAATCCGATCGCCCCGCCCGCGTAAAGCTCAATTGCGTATTTTGTCCTGCTGCTTCCCTAAGCCGTTGCAGTTGCGCCAGTTAAAACGAATCAAATGTTGGCGATGGATGTGGAATCCGCGCAAAAGAAAGCCCGCGAAACGGTGAATCCGCTCGCGGGCTTGCGGTTGGCCTCAGCCCTCGCCGCCGCATGGTGATGCGAGAGGAGCGGATTGCGGGCGCGGTGGCAAGGGTGTAATTGCGCGGCCCCTACTCGTATCCGCTTTGCTCATACGTCGAGCGCGTCAGGTGTATTTTCCGAGGATGAAATGGTAGCGGCGATTGCCCGTTGAGAGGTTCCCGCCGTCCACCGAGAAGAGAACGAAGCGCGCGTTGGTGCTGCTCGACCCCGTGTCGAAATCATAAACGCCGAGGTAGTTCGTATCATAAATCTGAATAAGACCCCAGTCGGGTTTTGCTGTGAATCCTCGGTTTGTAATGTCCACATCGAGCGTGTCGGTTGGCGTCCCCGCCGTCATGTTCTTCACGTCGCTGCCCGCGTAGAGCGCGAGCTGCGCGCGTGGATTTGTTGCGGCTGCGGGAGCGACGATGAGCGAGGCGGCGCGAGCGGTTGCTAGCGTTGCGTCGCCGTCGGTGATTGTGATGTCATTCTCATTCTGATTCATCATATTCCCCGCAGGATAATTCCAATAAATAATCGGGGTGTTTAGGTTGGTGCCTCCGCCAGCCCATGCGCTTTTTTGGTTGCTGCGATCAACAGACCTAACCCTAACGAAAGTGGTGATGAGCTGAAGACTAGAAATTATTTCTTCAGGAATAGAGCTACGGTAAAAAACACCGAGCGCATATTGAGCATCAGCGGCCGCGTCCGTATCTGTTAATGTCTGAACAATTTCGTATCCGATAACGCTCTTTGTGCTCGAAGGCGTCCAGTTTACACGAACACAGAGAGCCATAAGTCCACCAATGGTTTCAGGCGGTCTCCCGAAGTCTGCGGAGTTTCCGGCAATGTAAGTTAAATCAGTAGGCGCAGCCGGTGGCGTCGTGTTACTCGGCGCACTCTGACTCAGCGCGGTTGATAGCTGCGAGATCGCCCCCGAGAACGAAATCCCGCGCGCTGCGAACTGGTAGGATTCGCCAACGGTCAGATCGTCAATCGACACCGCGTAGGAAACCGACGACGCGATTTGATTCGCGACGATGTAATCGCTCGCGCCCGTGCGCCGGTAGAGCACATCGAGAGCGACCGCGCCCGATGGAAGCGGAGGAGCTGTGAGCGAGACGCGCGCGAATGAACCGCCGTCCGACGAAAGATAAACCGTTGTGCTGATGAGTGTCGGCGCGTTTGGCGTGCTCGGCGCAGTTGGGTCGATAGGCCCAGCGGTGATGACCGATGGCGTGGCCTGCACGTAGTTGGTAAACCCTGACACGTTTTCCACCGTGTCGTAAGCGTTGAGCCAATAATAATACGTCGTCCCGATGTCCACGTCGGTGTCCACGAATCGCGACGCGCGGACCTCGGCGATTTTGCTCGTGTTCGCGTTTTCTGGTGTGACTGCGGTCGTCTTGCGATAAATGCCGTATTCCGAAAAGTCGGGCTCGGTGTTGTCGTTCCAATCGAGGGAGACCGCGCGGCCCGTGCCGACTACGGCGGTGAGTCCGGTCGGGATGCTTGGGGCGGTCGTGTCCTTGGCCGGCGTGATCGAGGCAACCGCCGTGTAGGTGCTCGACGTGTTAAAGAAGCTCTGCGCGTAGAGCCGCACGTTGTAGCTCGTGCCGATTCGCACGTCGCTGGAGATGAAGTCGAGCGTCTGGTCGCCGTCCACCGTTGACCATGTCAGATACGTCGTCGCCGTGCCCTCCTTGTATTCGATGACCGTCTTTCCCCCGCTCGTCACGAATTGGTCGTTTGGCGCGCTCCAAGCCACTTTGATTCGCGGCATCACCGAGCCGTCTGCTTGAATGAACTGCGTCGTGCCGTCTGCGGTGAGCGTAAGATTGCTCGGCGCGGTGATAGAAAACGGAGACGGCAGCGTGGTGTTCGGTGCGCTCTCGACCGCAACCTCGTCCGTCACGTCCCAGTCATAAACGCTCGCAGCCGTCTCGCGCAGTTGCAGTTCAATTACCGGAGTCGGCGGCGTGCCGTCGCTCGATAGCGACCACGCGATGACCTCGAACACCTTCGACGAGAAGCCGAGGTTTGCGTTGGTGAGGTTCACGGTGTCTCCCGCGCGGAGCTGCATCGCCGTGAGATTAAACTTCGCGGTGAAGATGATTTCTTCGCGCGCTTGCCGCAGGTTGATGCGCGCGATGCGCTGCGCCGCGCTGCTGCTCGTCGTGAACGGCAGGATAACGTCGCGCCAGTGGTAAACGCCATCGTCCGCCGCCAAGTAGGTCGCGCTTGTGATCTGCGGGAAGTCCGCCGCCGCCCACTGGTTCTCCGAGGAAATGAACGTGCCCTTGACTGCGTTCACGCGGTCGCGCGCGCTCAGGCGAGTCGAGACCGTGAAGCCGCCCGCCATGTGTGACTCGTCGAGCGTGATCGCGGGCGCGCGATACGCTGCCGCATAGACCACGACTTGCCCCCCGCTGTAAGCGATCGTCCCGCCCATCGAGGAAAGGATTTGCCCGATGATCGAGTCTGGCGTCGAGGACGTGACGGCTTGCCCGTTGCACTCGTAGCGGTTTTCGTAGGTCGCTGGGCTGCTCGGCTTGATCTGGACTTGCCCGTCGCAGACAGCGGCGGCGGCGATCACCGAGGTGTCGTCAATCTCGCTCGTATCCATGCCCATCCCGAGATCGGCGTCAGTAAGATAGTCGCGCAAGCAGAGCGCAGGGTTCGCGCTGTAAGCGGTCGCGAGCGTGCTGGGGTTGTAAACCTTCTTGCCCTTGACGACGCAGGAAATGTTCGGGATGCCGCCGACGAAGATTTCGTTGGAGAAAGTCAGCTTGCAATAGATGTATGCGATGCCTTGCAAGCGATGGTTTGAATCCCAGTCCACCGGAAAATCAGATTGCAACGTCGAGTCCACCGTCTGCGTCGTCGAGCCGAGATGCTTGTGGATGAGCGAGCCTGTGTAGCTGCCCGTCGCTGCGTATTTCCCTGTGGCGTAGCCGTCGCCGCTGCCGGTGAGCACTAGGTCTTCGTTGAAATAGACTTCGCCGATTTCCTCGACCTCGTGGCCGGCCAGAGTCACGACGAGATGCAGATACTCGTTCTTCGCTCCGCTCGTTGCGAGGAAGACAACGGTGCCCGACACCTTCGCTTGCCCGTAGATTATTTGGCGCGGCGAGGTCGGGCTGCGCGTCATGATTCCACGGTCGTTGAGATCGGCCATTGACGGCATCTTCGGCGCGAGGAGGCGCGATGCGGCCATGCTCAGTCCAATGGTGACGATGTAGGGTATCGCTGCGACAACTACATTTACGATTGCGGTCGAAACTCCAGCTTCCAGCAGGAGAGTTCCGACGAATTTTGCGAACAATACGAACGCTTCAAACATTATGGTTCTTCGTTTAAGGGTTCATCTCTTCCGCCCGTGCGGAACGCGGTCGCGTTAGCGTTGCCCCAGTAAATCACCTTGTCCTGCAATCCCGCAACGTATTCGAGCCCCGTGTCGGCTGGGTATCTGCGAAGCTGCTCCTCGTGCGTGTATCGACTTTCACGCGTGCGCTGGAAATCGACGAGCTTGCTTTCGACTGCAATGCCGATGGTCGCTTGTTTCCCATCATTGGAAATCACCATCGTGTCCATTCGGCCAGAAAAGACCGTGACTGAGTCGATGACCGCGCCTGTATCCGCGTTCAGCGTGCCGAAGCGCACCGCCGCCGTGCGCCCTTGGTAATCTTCATCGAGAGCCGCCGCGACGAGATCGTTCGGCACTCCGGTCAGGTCGATACTCAGCCCGCGCGCCGAGAGGTCTTCCGTCTCCTCGATGGTCGAGATCGCGGAGAACGCACCGATGCCCGCATAGGTCACGCTGCCGATTGTAATCGTGCCGTAGCCAGTCCAGTAGCGCACCGAGCCGTCATCGAAATCCAGCGACGTGGCGAAGAACGGGTTGAGCTGCGCCGCCGTCGTCGATGCCAGCAGAGGGGCGGGAATTGTGCGGCTCATGTGTTGATCGCCTCGAAGATCGAGAAGTTCAGCCCATACTTTTTCGCCGTGTCGATTGACCAATCGCACGTCGTCGTCCCGAGTCGGAAGACGCCCACGGCATCCGTGTAATCAATCGTCGTGTTGTCAGGGTAGTTGGTGCGTAAGAGCGGGAAGATTTCGTAAGAGGTCGCCGAATTGACCTGCGTGATCTTGTGCAGCTTCGAGCTGCTTCCGGTCCCGAGCTGGATGTAATCGCCGACAGCCCACGAGCCAGAGCCGGTATCGACCGTGAGCGTCGTCGTGTTCGCAACGTGCGCCCCGTTGAGCTGCGGGCTTCCCGTCATCGTGCCGCGCTGCGTCCCGTTCGCGTAGTCGCGGAAGTAGAACGTGCCGCGCGCGGCCATGATGAGAAAGCCAATGAGTTCTTCGGCGTCGGCGCGGTTCATCGGAGGGCACTCGACGTCACCGCTCAGCATCGTGCCGGTCCAGTTGTAGCTCTGGCTGGAAAAGGTGAACGGCGAGATGTTGCGGGCGACCGCGCTGATGGCCGAGAAACGCAAGGAGGCGATGCGAATGGCAGCGGGAGGGGTGAGAGGATAGGTGATGGCCATAAGCGTCTAGGAACTCAAGCAAACGCGCTGCGATAGCTTCCCCCGCGCCGCACCATGTCGGGAATCTCGGCCTTGAGCCGACGCCGCTCTTGTTCGAGGATTGGCACGAGCTCGGCGCGCGAGACGCCTGCCGCGATGTTGTAGTTGACCGTGACGCCGCCCGAGCCCCCGCCGCTGCTGCCCATGGCGCCGTTTGGCACGATGCTGCCCGAGGAATGTGGAACGAAGAGCTCTGGACCTTTTTCGCCGACGACGTAGGGAGAACCGGCGTTGACCGGCCCGCCCTCGGCGCGGAAGCCTGCGAGGATTGCGCCGCTGATTCCTTCCGCGAGCGGTTTGGTCACGGTCTGCTGAAACACCATCCGCATTAAATCCATACCGAGCGACCGGATGACCTCGCCGAGCTTTTGCCCGCTGAAAATTGCGTCCTCGAAGCCGCTTGCGATCATGCTGCCCGCGTTGCGTGCGATGATCTGAAGGTCGGTTTCGATGACCTTACGCTTGGCGAGCAGCTCGTTGTATTCCCCGAGCTTCTTCTTCAAATCATCCATCATGAATATGTCACGCTCGCTAGCTGTCGTGATGTCCAACGAATCCGTTTTGCCGCCTAAGGCTGAACTCAAGCTTCGCAACGCGCGCTCCTTCTCTTTTATCGCTGCATTGTTCTTCGTCTGTTGCTCCGTTTCGGAAAGCAGCGACATCGCATAATCGGATTCCGTTTTTGCCACTGCGCCCATCGCTTCATCCATTGCCTTGAAGGCCGCGTAAGCCTGCTCGGCTTGAGTTTTTTGAAGCTCGGCGATCTTCACCAAACGCTCGGCATTTTTCTCGGCGTCAACCGACTTGTCGCTCTTCTCGATTTCGCGGTTGATCTTTGCGATTTCATCACCGATTGCTGCGAATTTCACCGAGTCCGTTGCGCCAATCATCGAGATTGAATCGCGCACGTCATCGGCCTGCTTCTTGAGCTTTTCCAGTTCTGGAGAAATGCGCGTGATGCGTGCTGCGGCTGCGTC